TGGAGATATTAATATTCAAAATGCTAATCAAACTACTGGAGATTTTAGTCAAGCTCAATCTTTAATATTTTCTCAAGAAACTGCAATTACTGGAGCAAGTATAAAAGCTATTAGGGAAGCATGGAGTTCAATGCCTTTTGCACTAACATTTTTAACAAATTCAGTTGCATCATCGCTTACAGAAAAAATGCGAATTACAAGCATTGGTAATGTAGGTATTGGAACTACTGATCCTCAAAAGTTATTACATATAGCTAATACATCTTCTGGAACTACTACAGATGCTTTAATGTTACAAAATGGTGGCAATACTTCTAATGTTGCTACAGGTACTAGATTAATATTTAAAATTGGGGGGTTTGCAAGTAATCAAATTAATACTTATGCAACTATTGATGCAGTTATTAATGGAGAATCAGCAATAGATTTATTATTTAAAACACCAAGCTATGGTATATTATTTCCTCCAAACGAAAGGATGAGAATCACTGGAAGTGGTAATGTAGGAATAGGAACAAGTAATCCTGGATACGCACTTCAAGTTGCTGGTACTACAGTTGCAAGTAATTTCTTTAGTGCAACTGGAACTCAACTTATTCAATTAAATACCTGGACAACATTTTATACATTAGCAGCAGACCAAGGTATGTATACAATATCAATAGGTTTAGGAGAAAATGTTTTTGAAACGTGGTATGCATATGGGACAGTTTTTACAGCATTTAGTAGAGCGATATTTCAATCTCAAACTAATGGTAGTTTGGTTTCAATAAGAATATCAGGAATGGATGTACAAGTTCTTTTGGGGTCTGGAGCAGGTTTTGCTAGAACCCTAAACTATAAAATTTTAAGGTCTTAAACAATAAACAATAAACAAATGACAAACTTTTTTTGGAGCGTATATCAGCTCTAAAATAAATTAAATTTAAACTAATGGCATTCGTTTATAGACATATTAGATTAGATACAAATGAACCTTTTTATATTGGCATAGGAAAGGATGAGCGTTATTATTTTAGGGCGACTAAAAAAAGCCAAAGAAATATACATTGGAAAAGAATTGTAGCTAAAACTGATTATAGGGTAGAAATACTTATGGATGATATTACCTATGATGAAGCTAAAGAAAAGGAAATTGAATTTATAAAATTATATGGAAGGATAAATTTATCGAATGGACCTTTATGTAATATGACTGATGGAGGAGAAGGTAATTTAGGATATGTAGCTACAGAAGAAACTAGAAAAAAGCTATCTGATTCTATAAAGAAATGGCATAAAAATAGAGTAAAGGGGGAAAAAGAAATTGAATCTTTTCGTAAAACAGTAAAAGCTCTTCAAAGTGACCCTGATTTTATAAGAAAAAGAAATGAAGGAGTAAGAAATAGCGAAAAGCTAAAAGCGTATTATATATCAAGAAGAGGACTTCCTGGCGTAAAACATACTGATGAATCAAAATTAAAAATATCTTTATCTAAAATTGGAAAGAAAATTGCAAAAGAGTTTGTTGACAAAAAATCAAAAAAGGTAACACAAAAAACATTGTCAGGTGAATTTATAAAAATATGGGATTCAGCAAAACAAATTCAAAGAGAACTTGGATTATCACAAGGTAATATATCTAGATGTTGTAATGGGGAATACAAGAAAGCTAATGGATATAAATGGGAGTATTATAAACAATAAACATATATAAAAATGAATACTAATTATTTTTGGTCAGTTTACCAGCTTGATACAGCTCCGAGTCTCGATGGGCTTGTGGATGTGGTTATCACAGTTCACTATGGTAGAACAGCAGTAGAAGGAGAATACACAGCGTATACTTATGGAACAATGGGATGTCAAACTCCTTCAGAGACAGACTTCACAGCCTATCCAGACTTGACGTTTGAGCAAATATGTTCTTGGCTTGATGCAGGATTAGATGTAGAGTCTATTGATGCAGGACTACAGCAGGACATTGATAATCAAATCAATCCCCCTGTGATCGTGTTGCCCCTCCCATGGCAGCCTGAACCAACGACTACAACAACAACCACAATGGCTCCTCCTCCTCCTGAGCCAACAACTACTAGCACAACAACTGAAGCTCCTATTTAATTAGGAGTTTTAAATGTTTTTAGTAATTTTGTGTTTGTTAAACATTTAAATCAACTAAACAATGAAAAAGTATCGTGATCTGTTAGGGTTAGTACATTATATTAACCAGTCAATAGAACAAGGCAAGACCATAGGTCAAAAGAAATTAGTCAAGATAGGTGACTTATTAAAGCCACATATTGATGCTTACAACGACAAGAGAGATTGGATCTTATTATCTAACGCTAGTGTAGATGAGGACAAGAATCTTATCGTTGATGAAAAGGGTGGATATAAGTATACCCCTGAAGGAGCACACAAGAGAGACAAAGAACTAATGGAATTGTTCATGTCTGACTTTGACTACACTCAAATTCAAATTAACTCACCATCTGAGCTTGACCAATATACATTCTTGTATGGATGGGTGAATGGTGTGAATTTTATTATTGAAGAAGAGGAAGAGGTAGAACTTTAATTACATCATCAACAGAGATACTCCTATGGCATTCAAACTGTCTAGGAGTATCTTCATGTTCTGGACACCAATTGAAGTCTCCACGATTGAATCTAAACTTAGGGTTGTTCCAACATCCATTACATACATTCCTGTTCTCTACACGAATGCAACTAAACTCATGATTGGCTTCTGTGAAATTAGCTATCATTACTACCTTTACTTCTAGTGCCCAGGCAAGCCATGACAATCCACTAGACAATCCTATATAGAACTCACATCCATTAAGATGATTGATAACACTCTCTAATGATGTATCTTCTAACGTATCTGCACCATAGTCATCTGCATCTTTAGATAGTTCTATCACTCTATACCCTTGATCTTTCAACGCTTGTATTAACTCTGACCACTTGTCCCAAAGCTTACATTGAGCTGTGCTCTTTGTAGAGATACATACGTACTTGTCATTTTCTAGTAATACTCCTGGTAGGTTTATGATCCTTGGTCTCATCTCTTTATAAGGAAGATGTAATATATCTGTAGCTGTTTGTTGTAATGGTATTGTAACAGGATTGTTAGGCTCCTTATCTTTATCCCAGAACCATCCTAGCTGTGGCATAGCTACAATGTCTCCCACTGTAGATCCTGGTTCAACAAACTCTAGCTCTGGATATACATCTTTAAACAAAAAGTTTTTGAATGTTGACACAATAACTTTGCACTGGTAACGTTGTTGGAATTCTAATACGTATGGTATCCATGCTATAGTGTCACCTAATGCTGCGCTATCAAATGTAATGAACACACGTTTTCCTTTAAGGTGATGTAAGAAGCTGATACGTTGCTTTAATACCCCCTTATCGTTTCTAATCTCTACAAAGAAGTTACCAATATAACGTTTGTTACACTTCATCCACATGCCATTCTTCAGGACATCTTTATAGATTTCTGTACGTACGCCATTAAGTTCTTCAACAAACGCACAATGATATTCTTTATCATCGTAGCTATCTACTAATTCAAAGTAGAGACCATCAATATTATATAGTTTAAAATCCATAATAGGCATTTAGATATGCGTTGGTTGTATCTTCACTAGTCCACTTCTGATTAATTACACTAACAGCATTATAGAATTTCTTAAGTTGCTTACATATATTGAACCAATCTAACGCATGTTTACTTGAGTATTGATCTCTTACATGCATAGAATACTTATTAATAGTTGATGTCAATCCTATAACTACAGCCTGTGTACTAATCTCTGGAATTCTATACATACCTGGAACATCTTCATTACAAGTTCCTACAATAGGTAGACAGCAACTAGCTGCTTCTAATATAGATAAATTAGGATGCCCATACTCTAAGAATGATGGGGCTACAAATATACTGTGGGTTTGATACAACTTCAAGGTTTCATTATCTGTTGGATTTGTTAACTTTAAAGTTAACTTTTCATACTCCAATAGATCCTTATGATGTTCAAAGAATTCTTTATTACTCTCTGGACCAGCAATAGTGATAGGTAGATCTAATCTTTTAGCAGCCTCTATTCCATATCTAAATCCTTTTCTATCTATAGAAGAGTCTCCAGCTAATCCATTATTTGCAATCATTAAAAGTGAATGATCTAATTTAGTTTCATTAACTGGACTAAAGAATTGTGTGTTAACTCCATGTGGTAGGTAGAACAACTTATCTGTACCATCAAAGTAATCAATGATGTGTTTACTGTGACATATAGATATAACAGATCCTTTAATAGCTGCTAGGTTATTCTTGTACACACCACTGTCTTTACCATACCATTCAGCATGATGATCATGTAGTGAGTAGATGTATGGTATATCTTTATCACGCATGTCAAGAGCTGTGTTAGCCATGTGTACATGAGCTAACATATTTGGTTCTTTAACTACATCATTCCAGTTTCTAATCTCTACATCTACATCTAATAGCTGTAAGTTGGTAGTGTATTCCCAAATGATACGTTCTACAGCACCCCAACCATTAGGTGGGATGGTGATAAGTCCTGTTGCTACTTGTACAATTTTCATTTCTTTATGAATTCTTTATGTTGTTTGTCAATCAATGAATAACCATCTGCCTGTGTTGTTAGACGCTCATGTACAATTCCCATGTCATAAGAACTGTTATAAAATATTTGGTTAAAATACATATCAGCTGCGTCCCAATTGTTTAAACGCAGTTTTTCTTTTAAAAAGTTACTGACATAAGAAGGGAACATAATACATTGTAATCCTATCAAATGATCTGTAACATACATGTCTTCATTCACTTCTCGTATTACAGGACTCTGTGGCCATGCAAACTCTAATGTATCTTTATCTCCAAAAGACATAAAGCCTATGTTGTTTTTTTCCAACATTAACGCACATTTCTCCACTTTGTGTATGAAATTTCCAACATCTCCTTCTATTAAACAATCGCCTTCACATACTATTATGTAGTCGCAGTCATGCATCTCACTTAGGATTGCATTCTTGAAGGCTTCATAGCAACCATAGTGTGCTGGCGTAAGCGCTGTGCTTCGCTCTCTGACTGTAGCCTCATCGAATAACTCCATTGACACTGCTTGTGGCCTGTTACAGTTATGCTGGGGTGGGAGGCTGGCATAAGGGATATTCTGGTGGAGGATGTACTCCCATCCATAAGCTTTGACTTCTTGTAATGAAGCTCTAGATAATTGTTCTCGTTCATCATTTAATGTAGTTTGAATGTGTACTAATTTAATTGTAGGTCTGTTCTTATTTGCATTTGCCATTTGCTTTAAAATAATAGTTCCATCATGTTCATATCCATCTAGGATGTATAACTCTTCTTTTATTGTCACCCATTGATCCACTATAAATAACTCTACTGTCTTGACATCATCAGGGATAGGTAAAACCAATGTCTGCTTCTCTGATAGAGTTATAGATCCAGCTGTAGTAGTATCACTATCATCGAATACAACTTCTATAACTCTATGATCATTATTGTATGAGTGAAAATAGAATACATTCTGACCTGTAGTTTGTTCTTTTAGTATTCCATAATACTCACTGTTAGAAGATGTACCATGACCACTATGCTCTAGAAAAGTTTCCATATTTGGATACTCTACCCACACCCCATGAGTCTTCTCCACCTTCTTCATCATGTAATCTTCTAAGAAGTTCTGAGCTCCTATAGATTCACATAACTTATTATACTCTTCTGGTGTACGTACATCATCTAATAGCTTACCTACAAAGTCTGTATTAAAGAACATACCATTGGTTTGTACACCCTTACCAAATGGTGTATTCAATGTAGCTAATACAGCCTGCCATTCATTATCTAATTTACTAAACCTATCATAAATAGCAGGGAAGTCTTTTTCATCTAACTCTATATCAAACGTTATATAGAACATCTTATTGAATCCAAATGCTTTGGCTGCCTTACCTGCATTAATCAAGTTAGTTAGAACAGTGAGAGACTGGTTACTATTTCCAGTTATCTTCATCTCCACCTTAGCTTCTTCATCTTCACGATAGAATCTATTGTAGTAGCTATGATGTGTCAAAGGATTGTGCTGATCATATACGTAGTAGTCTACCATCTCCTGTATCTTCTTAGGAACAGGATAATGACTCACTAACATGATTGGTCTATTGAAAGGCATCTTCTTAGCGCTATTGATGCAATCTATAGTTAGTTTAATCCTGGCATCAGTGTTTGGATATGTACCTATAACAATAAGTTGATTGTCCTTTTTTTGTAGGTTTAATATTGTTCTCATATTTACACTGTCAGTATAACTATCGCCACTTAAATAAACTACATCTCTATAGTCATTATATTTATTGCAATATACGTCTAGATTAAACATCATCTTAGGGATGTGTGGATACTCTAGCGCTTCTTTAATAGCTATTGGGTTAAGCTCTTTGTTACCTCTATCCCCTCTAGATGTAAATAAGAACATGTCACAGTCTTTTATAAAACTACTAACTCTATCTGACTCTCCATGCACTATACAGTTCTCAGGAAGATCTTCCATTAATGGTTTCCAATAGCTCTCAAAGTTACCAGCTTGATTACCTAAGAAGTGAAATCTTACATTGTAGTCTATAAGATGTCTTGCCATCTCTATAGCATAGGCTTGATTCTTACGTGGTGTCCACAGTCCAACGATA